CGCAATTTGACCCATTTGCTCAAGTTCTTCAGTAGATATAAGAGCAATCATTAAATCTGCCGTAGCGGGTAATCCAAAAGACTCAGACGTATCTTCAAGCCCAACATCCGAGTTACCATAACCACTGCGCGTCGTCTGCGTTGCAGAGACGATCGGCACATCGAATTCAACTGCCAAGCCACGAAACTCTTCTGCAATTGCTTTAATATAATTATATGAATTAATAGCACCTCCCATACCTTTCATTCTAGAAGAAGCACAAATATTTAAATAATCAATATAGATAATATCTGGCATAAATGACTTTTTAAGTTTTAGTTCACTTAATAGCGCTCGCATATGACCAACATTAGCTGAACCAGTTGGATATTCTTTTACGATTAGTTTACCATTAGTTTTTGTTGAAAGATTATAAACCTTTTCAGCAAACATAGATTTACTTAGATCGGTTAATTGATCAATTTGTACATTAAGAAGATTTGCATCAATACGTTCAGCAATTCTTTCTTCAGCCATTTCTGCAGTAATATATAAAACATTTCTACCATCGGTAAGATTAGCCGCAGCAAAGTGACACATTGCTAACGACTTACCAACACCAGTACCGGCTAGAATAATATTTAAGGTCTTACGTGGTAAACCACCTTTCGTAATATCATTAAGTAATTCAATATCAAACGGAACACGTTCTTCATCACGATGGTAAAATTCATAACGTTCTTCAAATGCTTCAAGATAATCATGGCCTACATTAGTATCAAACGATACACCAAGTGCTTTGGTTAGAATATCAGGAAGAGCATTTTTAGATAACGTCTGATGCTTACCATCAATAATACTAATTGACTCCATAACAGCATTAAATAGTGCTCGATCTTGACACCACTTTTCAGTAGCATCAAGTAGCCACTCTTCATCACTTTGCTCTTTTGTGAATAGTTCAGGAATAATTTCTATTGCTTGGCGATGATTATCATCACTAAAATTATCAGCTGAATCAATTTCAATCTTAAAAGATTCTGCTGATGGTAGTTTATTATACTTAGCAACAAACTTACCACTCTGCTTAAAGAGTTCTCTGTAAATCCCTTCAAAATATTCTGCCTTAATAAAGGGCAGAACTTTTCTCATATATGCTTCATTAGTTAGAATATTTTTAAGAACAACTTGTTCTATATTTGTATTCACTATTTTACCTCATTAATCTGGAGATCACTTGCTTTATTTTCAATGGCATCTTCAATAATAGAAATCAAAATGTCACCAGCATGTTTTTGTAATTCTTCATTTTCTGAATTTAATGTTTCATCTGGAGTAGTTTCTACATGAAAGTCAAACGTCATTTGTTCACCATCTTCCACACGAATAGTACCATATTGTATGACACTTTCTATAAAATCTCCAGTTAAAAATCTAATTCGCCAATCATCATCATCTCCTGGAACAAATTCATAGTCTTTATTTTCTATATATTGCATTATGATTCCATTTCTAGAATTTCATCCATATCAATTTCTGATTTATATCCAATTGTAAATTGATTTTTTACAAATTCTTTAAAGTTAGTATTAGCAAAAATAGGATCCCAAAAGGCTTTTTCAAGAGTACCAGATTGTCTAACCTTTTTCTCAGAAATTTCACCTGTGTCCATATTAACCGATGAATACCAACCATTAGATGGTTTAACTACATAACCACCTGCCATTGCAACATCCAATAAACCAGAATATGTTTCAACGCCACCTTCCCATGATACTGAAATAGGGATTTTAGACTTTTCTTTTACAAATCTAGACTTTTCAACATTAATAACAAAATCATAACCTGTAACTTCAGTACCAGTTTTATTTTGTCGACGACCAAGAATCCAAATATTATTAGCACTATAATAAATACCAGTACCACCAGAAACTATTGCTTTGGGAAACAAACCAATTTCTTGATATGTGTGGTTGACTGCTAACAAGATAATATTTTTCATAGCTAGATACGGTGTAGTCATACGGAATAATGATTTAAGTTGTTTAGCTCTTGACATATCTGCTACAGATTTTTCGTTTTGAGCATCTTCAAGTTCTTTCTTTGATGCAAGGTTACCAATCGAATCAATAACAATGATAACATCATCTTTAGCATCAAGGCCTTCAAGTTGGTTGACAAGATCAAATTTAAGTTCTTCTACGTTTGTAATTGGTGTGTGAAGAACTCGTGATGTATCAATGCCAAATTGCTCAAAGTATGATTGAGGTGAACCAAACTCACTATCATAAAACAACATGACAGCATCTTTCTTTTCTCGCAAATAAGCACCAGCCATCAACAGTGCAAAAGAAGTTTTAAAATGTTTAGATGGGCCTGCTAATACAGTAAGGCCAGGTGACATACCACCGTCAATTGAACCAGATAAAGCAACATTAACCATTGGTACATCAGTAGCAATAAGTTTTTTTATATTAAAAAATTTAGACTCAGAAAGAATTTCCGTTGCTTTAAGTTTAGAATTATTTTTGAGTTTATCCATAATGGATGCCATGTATATCTCCTTTGATTATTAGACTATTATATCATATAATATCGATAAAGTACATAAGTTATTTGTTAAATGAGATATTTTGTTTGAGCTCCCTTTCGTCTATCGTATATTCAGATCTAATCTTATTATTTGATTTAATCACTTCATCTAACAAAGAAAATGATATTGCAAAGTTTAAAAATGCTGAAGTGTCCTTTGGAAAACAAGCTCCACCAAAACCCATTTTCCCATCAAATCCTGGAACACTCGTATGAGAATTACCAATCCTTGGATCAGATCTCATTGCATAAGTAATCTCATCAAAATTGCAATCATGTTTTTGTATTATATTATAGAATTGATTAAACCATAATACTTTTGTAGCAAGAAAACAATTAACTCCATATTTAATAAAACTTGCTTCTTTTAATGACACGTGGTGACATGGGCAAGGTTTACATTTACTATATTTTTTATACATTTTCTCAATATGGTTTGTATCTTTAATATGCCCACCAAATATGTGCATAGGAGGATTAATGAAGTCTTCGTTAGCTGATACTTCATTTAAAAATTCTGGATTGTATACTACTCTATTGTGAGAAAGGTTGTCAATAACATTAGGTGTTATAGTTGATTTTATTACAATATGTCCAGCTCTATTAAGTTTTAGCCATTTAACAGTTTCAATTACAAGCATGGCATCAACTGATCCATCATCATTCATAGGTGTTGGTAAACATACGAAAAAAATATCATCATATGGATTAGTATCTTCTACTGTAGTATCATATTTAATATCAATTGGAGTTATGTCACATAGGGTTTCATCAAAACCATTAATAATAGCTTTGCCTACAAATCCACATCCAATAACAGATATTTTTAATTTTAGCATATAAATTCCTCTAATGTGTTACTCACTTTTTCATAATTTATAGTTTGTTTTTTATTACACTGAATGGCAAATTTAGCATCAATCATTTGATTATCAAGTCTACCGTGTACAAAAGATTGAACTTGTTCAGCCATATCTTGTGCTGTAGTTACAGGAACATTTTGACAAATCATATTAAGATTTTTTACTCCACCCTGTAACATAAAATCACCTGGAAGTTTCATAATAGAAAGACATTCTCGAATAGTCAAATAGCGATCTTCATCTGGATGAGTAAGATATCCTGGCATATGCCCTACAAACGCACCAATATAATCTTTAGGTATTTCGGTAGTCTTACGCATAATATTACCGCCACTTTTTAGTTTGTGGTACATACGATTACATTTACCAGCTTCATTTTCAAATCCTCTTTCTTTCATCCACTCGTGTACTTTATCGTATTTAATTCCAGATTTTTCAATTTCATCAAGTGGATTAGTACTCTTTACAATTTTATCTTGAAATTCAGAATGACAAATACCATTATTAAGTTCTTCAAGTACATATTTATAAAATGGATTTTCACTTGGAATTTTTTTATTAACAATTATATTCATAGGGTCATCTTCATGTAGATCTACATTACGAATAGTATCTTCAATTTTTTCATGTTTGCGTTCAATATAACTTAACATAGGTATTTTATCACCTTGCCAGAAAAAATAAAAAGTACGATCTCGTACTTGGCTTAGTCCATGAAGTATAGATTTTGTTTTGTAAATGCTAAATGTATATCCATTTTGACTAGCAATTCTTTTTAACTGCTCAACAATAGGCGCACCCATTTTACTAGCTAATCGCGGGGCGTTTTCACCCCAAAATACTTTAGGTTTTAGTGTACTTAAAACATGCCGAGCAGTATTTACCATCCAGTCATTATTAGCATTAGTAGACGATGCAGATGGGCTAAGACTTGATAATCCAGCGCATGGGCAAACTGTATTGATAACGTCAACAGTTGGTATGCTATAAGGAGTATCACCATCTAAATGATAATAAGGCACTTTATTATCATAGTATTCAACTAATTGTCTGTCGTTAGCTTCAAACGCAGAATAGCTTAAAATATATTCGGGTCTTGTCCCAAAAACATTTTCTTGAGCGATTGTTTCACCACCAATAAGTGGTACAATAGACGCGTGTCTGTAAATCATTTATTTTTTTCCCTGTACTGCTTCTACTACACGATTTCTTAAATCTGTAGATGAAAACGAGTGCTTACGTTTGTTGTAGTGAATAGAACATAATCCAATACCAGTATGATCTGTGCCTTTATATTCTTCACCAACGATCCTAACATGTGGCTGAATAGTTAAAATCATATCGACGATTTCTTGTTCTGTACTAAATGGAATGACTTCATCAACAAAACGACAACCTGCCAATTGAACATAGCGCTCAAATGGAGTTTGAATTGGTTTATTTTTTGAATCAGGGCGGTCAACTGTAGGATCAGTTAGTAGACCACAAATGAGATAATCACAAAGCTCTTTAGCTTCTTGTAGCATTACAATATGACCAGCATGTAAT